TAGGAACTCGCTTAGTATTCATCACAGGAATTTTAACATAAATTGGATAACTAAATCTTGTTTCCAGACCAGCAAGAATTTCAGCCTGTCGAATAATTTCATCATCTTCATCAGCGAATACTTCAAGACTGATGTTTGTATCAGGCCGAATTTCTTTTAGCTTTGGAATAATTTTTTCGCAAAAATCCATGTAATTTGTAATACCAGCCGATCTCATAAGCGAAGGATTGGTGGTAAATCCTTCCACTATCGGATTGGCTGCCGCATTTAAAATTCCATCATAATCTGCACCGTCAGCAAAAATTTTAGTCATTATTTAATTCCTTTATTAAATTCACAGCAGTTAAAATGTTTTGTGTGGAAAAATCTGGAAAAATATGTTGATATTCTTCCGGGGAATGATATTCATCACCAATAAAAATTGTAGTGAGATTACTTCTGGCACCACAAACGATATCTTTCCATCTATCACCAATCAGGTAACTTGATTTTGGATCAATATCATAATCTTCAATTAAAGTCAATACCATTCCGTTATTTGGCTTGTAATTTAACGATTTACGATTTAATGCACAAATGATATCATTTACGCCCATATCCAGAATAATCTTAGACATAGTTTCGAGTGTTTCATAACTCATTTTGCCATCAAGATGATCTGGTTGGTTGGTAACTACGAATACCATATACCCCATTTTTTTCAGGGTGTCAATCGATTCTTCAACGTAAGGAAGAAGTTCAAATTCTTCAAGAGACCAAGGTGCTGTAAAAATTCCTGTTTCTCTTGGGACTAACTTATTTATAACGCCGTCCCTATCAAGAAAAACTGCTTTTACCATTTTGTCTTTTCAATTTGAAGATCGGGATGAGAAACCACGCAATGCCAAACTACTGCCTGGAAAGCTTCGCTGTGTGGTGTAACTCGTGCAGGATTGGGCATAGGAACAACAATAGAAACATCACTATTTTGTGCCGCATAACCATCAGATTTTCCTACGATGGATAGAATAGCAGAACCCATTTCCTTAGCATGTTCTATGGCCTTAATCAAATTCACAGAAACATTTTTTTCTTTGTTCCCACCACCAACCGAAAGAATAATGATAGTATCTTCAATTTCTAGTTTTGATACTTTAAGCCATTCAACAAAAATGGACTCAAAACCATCATCGTTTGTCCTGGCTGTAAGTTCTGAAACATTATCCGTTGGAGCATAAGTTTCTATACCGCAGAGCTTACGAAGATCATTGACCATATGACTAGCATTTGCAGCAGAACCGCCAACACCAAGGACAAAAACTCTATTGCCATTTTTTTGAGCCATGCGAAGATAATTAACAAATTCTTGGATATCATTTTTGTTAATTTGTTTAGCAATTTCAATTACTTCTTCTAAGTATGTTGTAATGTGTTGCATAATCTATTCCTCAATTCAGTGCTGCTATATGAGTGCAGACGGTCAATATAAACGATTTCGATACCAAGTTCTTGGCAGATATCTTCACCAGTTACTTGCGTTCCTTTATATTCACTGCCCAAGTAACGAGTATCAATTTTTGTTGTAGCTAAAATATTTTCCAAATCACGTTCAGTGTCATATGGAATGATTCGGTCAATATAATGACATGCATTCAACTGAACATAACGTTCGAATGTAGTTTGCACTGGTTTGTTTTTTGTTTCGGGACGGTCAATCGTTGGGTCGGTGTGAAGACCTGCAATCAAATAATCACAGGTCTGTTTACACCTTTGCAACAAAATAACATGCCCAGGATGAAATAAATCAAAAGCCCCGCATGTAAATCCAATAATCATTTATGTTAATTCTTTACGACATAATATTTATTGCCACCATCCCAAGCATTTAGTCCAGCAGAAACTAGAGGAATTTCATGCGCGTTCTTATTGGCAAAGAACTTATCAAAGTATTCAAAATTCACCTCTTGTCCAAAAACACGCGCTTGCGACAGAATAAGCCAATTTTTGCTTTTTTCAATTTTTGGTATAAGACGAGCACGATAATCCAAAGGTGTTTCTGATAATGCCCAAGTGGAAATAACCAAATCAGCAGGTTCAACGTTATCATCTTCAAAGGAAAAATTAGCATTAATTCCTTGTGTTTTCAAGTAGTAATCTTGGATTGGTCGAGTTTCAGGAATATCTACGATAGTATATTTACCTCGAAATCCCATAGCATAGGCAACTGAACACATATTACCATACCCAGCACCGATTTCTATGATACTTTTATATGATGAAAGTTCTTTTTTACCAAAATTAGTAATCATCAAATGAGCAATATCTTGAACACGTTGCATTGAAGTATCAAAATCTGATGATACTAAAAGTGGTTGTCTCATAGCAAAAGGAATACCAATCCAATTTTCTTTTAACGCATTTGCAACATCTGGATTTTGAGCAGCCCAATAAAAAGCTTCACCCAAAAATCTTGAAGTTTGATATTGAGTGACAAATGGGACATTATGAACTGAAGCCCACAAACGAAACCGAGTGAATGGTAAATGACCACAATCATATGCAAAAACTTCACGCATTATAGACCAATAATCAGGTCCATTTACTTGTTTCGCCTTAATCATTTTTTGTGAGTTGAGTGAATTAGGATCAAAATCAGACCATATTAAACTCATGATTCTGGAACCTCTAAAGTTGCCTGTCGCTGAATGAACGCTTGCCGAATTGTCTTAGGACCAAAATATTGTGCCACCAGATGTTCAACAACAGCAGGATTAAATGGCTTGCATGAAAACACGTCAAGATACATCTGATCCAATTCGTTTACGAAATGGCAGCAAATATTGCTAGTCTCGATAAGTTGAACAAGCGTATAACCTGCCTTATTACCATCACCAAAATTAACAATCTGTGGCTCACCATACGCAACCATGTCAATGTCTTTAACTAGTTGCTTGGCAAAGTTGTAAATATTATCATAATCTGTGATTGCATTATGATTACATCCAGCACAATCCATGATGCTATGGTAGCCCCAATATCCGGTTTGATCACTCATTATATTTTCCTTAAATTTTAGATTAATATCTATCAGTTACATCTTCACAATATTCAACTAGCTTGATATCAAAGGACATCCATTTGCCCTTTGTGATATCCCAGCAACGAATAATGCTTGGATTTTGTTGATGAAAAACCATTTCACCTGCACGCTCTTCCATATATTTTACAGGAAGATGATTTGGCTTCATAGTCAAACGAAATGTCTGTGTGTTATTATTTTCATCACGAAGAGTCATCGACATAACATATTTTCGTAAGTCTTCAAGAATTTGATCTCTTTGGTAAAGCATTAGTCCGTTCCTTCAACAAGAAGTTTTTGTGAAGTTTGCAGTTGTTCATTGAGAGCAACTGCATTAGCAAATTCAGTATAACCGCCAATCATGAATCCGTCAACTACAACTACAGGATAAGTCAAAGCAGTCGGAAATTTTTCTTTAAGACCTTCCCTAGTAAAGTCTTCATTTAAACGATTTTCGATATATGAAAGTTTCTTGCTTTCTAAGAATTCTTTTAGCTTAATGCAAAAAACACAATCGGGTTTGGTATAAATTTCGACATGCATTATCGGATTGCCTCGGAAACAGCCATTCCAGCAACTACATACATGGCTTCGGCAGTATTAAGACTTGAAAAATAATTACGATATTTATCCATGGCTTCATCAGAAGAATTTGCCCAAACAACACGAGTTTGTTGTGCAGTTCTTGGCTGAATATTTGGGCGCATAGGAACAAAATTCACCGTTCCTTCAACTAGAAAAATATTCTGTGTTGGGAGTTGTTGATGTAGTTGACCAACATTACCAGAAATAACTGCACCAAAACCATTCGCTTGTTGTTCAGCAATTAAACGTTGTGCTTCAGCAGCAATCTTTTCCTTCATGTATCCGGGCTTTGGACCCTTACGTCTAGCTTCTTGTTGTTCTGGTTGTGATGATACTCCAATACTTCTTAGTGGTGCACTAAGTGTATGGCTGACCAAATTATCTGGTTGATCAGCAAGAATAGAAATATCAACACCCTCATAAACGGGACCGCTTGTTTTTTCACTCATTTTATTTCTCCATTTTGTGTATAATTTTACAGGCTTCTTCCACCATTTTTCGGGTGGAGGTGGAAGTGGCTCTGGTTTAGGTTCGTCAGGTTGTCCTAGCCAGCCCATTGTATTTCCTTACTTAATTTTAATATAACTTGCTTTTATATTACCCTTCTCAAAATCTTCAAACCCATGAGCAAAGATAAGTTCTTCTACTTTATCATGATCATACATCCAAATATCATCATAGACAAATACGGTTCCGATTGTGCTTCTTTCAAGGAAGAAATTAGTTTCGATAATCACAGCAGGATTATCATGAGGACCATCAAAAAACACTAAAGCATATGTGTTTTCTAGTTTCTTAAATTGATCATAAACAGGAACGCCGTCTGCATATCGTTTAAAAAATTCCGTATCTTCTAACAAAAAGAACTGGAAATTCGAAAGTCTTTGAAATCCATAATAATACAAGGAAGGAACAATCCTATTACGCATATCATTTGAATAATCAAAACGAAGAGGTTTTGTAATTTCTGTAGATTCTGGATCACCTTCAATTGCTACGCCAGGAACATGCACGGTGATATTTTTATTGGTGCATTCAATTTCAATATTGCCATAAGGATCGATGCAGAACATCGAACGGGCAGTATCTCCATTATGAACAAGTGCATCAATAATTATTTTAGCTGATCCACCACGACGAGAGCCAATTTCAACAACGGCACCGTCAATTCCTTTAATCTTCAAAGCAGCATTAACCAAAATTTCATATTCTTGGCTATCTACTCCAAAAACTTCATCATCATTAAATCTAATAATTCCCATTATCATTCCTCATTTAAAAATTTCAACTCGCAATTTTGTTACACCCGTATTATACATTCCTAGACGAATGGCGCAACCCAAAGTTACATCCAAACCCCTACCACGTATAAACGGGCCTCTGTCATTGACTATAACAATGATTGATTTATTTGTTTCTAAATTGGTAAGACGCAGTTTAGTGCCAAAAGGAAGACTCCTGTGAGCAACTGTCAATCCCCAAGGATTAAAGCGTTCACCATTGGCCGTTACCTTACCGTGCTTATACCATGATGCTATCGTATTATATGTTTTGATAACAGTGTGGTATTCGTGGACCTCCTTAGAATGAGCATTGGTAGTCATGAAAAAAATCAAAATACTCAAACTGAGAAGGGCGAATATACGCTTTCTCAAAGTTTGATACTCCTGTTTTGTAAATATAATCTTTAGGCTGCCATCAATTCCTTAAGCCTATCAGCACATACTGAGGCTGCGAAAGCATAAGGTTTAACAATTGGGTCTTTGTCACAAGTCCCTCTTATATATCCTATAGCCTGCTGAATGACGCAGGATGAACCATACCTCTCTTGAGGATTAATGTCAAGATGAATTTCGCAATGTCGGTTCCCAATTATATCAGCAATTTTACTATATAGTCCTTGCGCCTTATAAACTTCGTTCATAAGACGAGTTGCTGGTTTTTCAATTTTTTGGTCATAATCTCTTTCTCGGGTAATTTCGCCAAAGATTTTACAACCATTATTGCCGTTGATATGGACCACAACAACAACAGCATAATCTGCATACCAAAGACCGTTTTTCTTAAATCGTTCTGAGTCAGCGCCGATATAGATTTTTGAATCTTCAGATGTATTATTTATATATGCTGTAAGTTCATTGAGGTCCATATTCATGTTAGTTACTTTTTCCTATTAAGATTTCTTGCCCTACGTTTTCCGCTGCCGATCTTACGCCGACCTTTTCGTGGACGATTTTTTGCTGGATGAGCCATTGGGTTTCTCCTTTATGTTGCAATGTGATCTATGGACTTTTACCATGATCCATTCGTTATAATAATCATCACGCTCTAAAACTTTTTCTGTAAATTGAAGTCTAGCTTCGTGATAATTGCACAGTCCTTTCGATTTACAAAGGACGATTACTTCTCTACGAAAATTATGTTCCCCTAGAGACAACACATCTTCGTTGAGAATTTTATTGGAACCGAAATAAGTTTTCCAGTCCGATTCGACAAGAAATTTTTTTTTCTTGCCTTTAATTTGTTTAGTCTTTGATTTTTTGAGTAGCTTCTTACCAATGTATTTTTTATCATTGGTTAAATTCGTTATCAAGTATACGAAGCCAATATACTCCGAAATCACATCCTCGTCAAGATGTTTTTCATTATATATCCATGTCATAGTGAGGAATCTCCTTCATATCCCCACTACTTAGGCATTATTTTGACTTCTTTGTTGAAGAAAGAGAGCCGCCAGTTTTTTTCTAATTACCTTTCGGTGATTTTGAAAATAACGAAACTTTACCGTTTTTTAAGTATTTTGTTTTAAGTTTGGTTGGTTTGACTGTCATTGATCATCGTTTTCTAGATCACCAAAATCTAGTAAATCTCCTTCATCATCTTCATCGTCAAATTCCCAGCCAGATTCTTTTAAAATCTTATCAAGGATTGGATCAATACCAAAACACTCACCAAGTGAATCGATATCATGTTCTTCAAAAATTTCAATAAATTGTTCATAAAGTCTTTCACGGACATTATCATCAGAAACCGTTTCGTAAACTGCATTGACGATATCAGTGAAAACTTTTACCCCAGATTTCCAACCAGCCATATTATATATTCCTTTTAGTATTAATGATTTGATTAAAAATTTTTGCTGATGATGTTATATTTATTATTTCCGTTATGTTTACAATGATAGACCCTTCATAGAATCAACGGAAACATCTTTTTTTACACCACCAATAACATAACTTGTAATTTGT